AAACCGTCTTTCTTCCTCGCGAGGCCCCTCGGGCTGCTGCACAGGCACGAGCGCGTTAACAGCGAGGTTACCCACGACGGCGATGCCGGCTTGCAGAAAGGCTTGCGACGTAGGGCCGAGGGCGAGCGCTGGAAGACCGGGAATATACACACTCGCCACTAGCACGGCCAAGGTGAGCACGATGCGAAGCACATCCTTGCCACCGCCGCCACCGCCGCCCGTCGGCAGAACGCGGATCTCTACCAGTGCGCCGGCCTTGGGGTAGACACAGTGCCAGTACCGGCGTTCTATCCTGGAGCCGCCAATGAAGATTACCGCGTGCCGCATCAGCATTGGATCAGGCTGAGCCTGCTCCAGCATTGCCTGCAGCGACACCCCCTCCGCCACCGGGATTGTCTTCGAGGACGCCTCGAACGGGTGGGCCGCAGCGGTCAGGGTGATCATATCATTCGGCAAAGCGATAAACCCCTTCGCAGCGGCGCTGCCAGATCGGCGCGGTCAGGCTTTCCACCGTCGCGCCGCGCCTGTCCTCGATGTGCAAGAACCTCTTGCTGTCGATCATCACGCCGACATGGCAGGCAGCGCCGGAACAGCGCAGCATCACGACATCACCCAACCTCGGCGCGTCGGTCTGCTCCCATTTAACCCGCTCGCGAATCATGATCCTGCCGACCATCGAGCGGTCCACAGCGGAGGCCCCTGCGGTGGCATATCCCGTATCGTAGGCCGGAAGGTCGCGACCGAGCACGTCGCGATAAAAAAGCCACACAACAGCCCAGCAATCACCACCCTCATAATCCCGGCCCCGGGCGACAAAAGGCATGCAAAGCACCTTGTTGACGAAGACTGGCAAATTCATTACTGGACCAGCCCCCTGAATTCAGCCGGCGAATATGTCATGGCCGGATATGGCTCAGTGACTAAATCTTCACGCACAAGCTGCCCCGACACCTGCTGCGCGTCGTAGCTGACGCCCGTCAACTTCATTCCCACATGCAACGCCTCGATCACGTCCGGGGTCGCCTGCCGAATGACGGCTATCGTCACACTCGGCGGCGAGCCTACGGACCGGATCGCCTGACTGATCTCACGGCCCACGTTGCTGATTGTCAACTCGGCACGCGGCGGGGAGTTCTCCGGGCTCTCGGGCAGCGCAATCTCGAACGGAAAAGCGACGTAGGTGATACCGTTTGATATGACATTAACGGTGTTGTTCACCACATGGATTGGCGGGTCAAGATCCGGGTGCTCGATCGTGAGAAGCACAAGGTAAAGATCGGATTCAGGCGACCAAGCGTCAGCACGGAATTCGTCGGTTACACTCATGGCTGGATCTCCAGAGACAAGGTCACGACCCAAAGTCGCTTATCGGGATCAGGGCCGCCAATGCGCACCGAAAACTCAGGCGGACTCTTGAATGCGATCTGGACGGCCGACCCGTCCAACGGGCTGATCCAGTCGAAGGATAGCGCGCCGTTTTGAAGCGTGTTCTCGTGGAAGTCCTCCAGAATGGCGGCTTGCGCCCCGGTCATCGGCATCTGGTAATTGACGTCCTTCGTAATGGCGGTGGAGCGATTGCGTCGCGAGGGCGGCCCGGCGTCCATCCGGGAACGGGCCACCGCGTCTTGCGGCTTGTATCCCGCGCCAATCTGGCCAAGCCGCGGGAGTGTTGAGGGCCAAGTTGGCATTTATCGCTTCCTTGTCTGGCGCCCGACGCCGTAGCTATTGCCAAGCGTCCGGCTGATGGCTGAGCTAGGATCGCGGGCGAGTGAGCTAACCTCGCGGTCGATCATCACGGTCAGGTCTTCGCCGCCGGTCGAGTTTTGCTGGCGGCTTTCATCGACCTTCGATCCCTCGGGCGCGATGACCTTGATGTTATTCACAACCCCGCCTTGGTTCCGGCCCTGACCGCGCGTCTCGTCATAGACCCGCTCCTGCGGGTGCATCATAGCCATAAAGCCGCCTCGGCCGTCCAAGCCCCCGGTGCGCGCGCCGGAGCCTGTGTAACCGCCACCGTCAAAGCTGCTCGCAATATCGAAGATCGGCTGCCCAGCCAGCGGTCCGGCCGATGCGCTGCCGCCAAGAAGACCCGATAGCGCCCCGGCCGCCGAGTCGACAAGCCCGCCGATCAAGCCGCCCTCGCCGTTGCCCATCATGCCTTCACCGAAAAGTGCCGCCTCAAGAGCCATGCGCTGGAAAGCCTTAATCATGCCGTCGAGCGCGTCTGTGCCCTCCAGGGCAAAATCCAGTATCGAGTCCTTCAGCGAGCGGGAAATCTCTTCGCTTTTACGCTGTGCTTCCTGCATCTCGGTGTATTTCTCGACCAGATCCGCGATCTGCTGGCCTTCCTTCGAATATAGGCTGACACCGGCTTGGCGCAGTGCTTGCGCGGTCTTGCGCGCTGTCGAGGTCTCACCAATAGCTGCGATCTGGTCCTTGAGCGAGTCGACCACACCGTCGATAGCCTCGCGCTCTTGGTCGATCTTGCTCGCTGCCCCGCCACCTAGGCTGGAAAGGGGCGTGCGATCGGGCCGGAAATCGGCGGGATTCGGGCCGGTGTTATTCAGATCGAACCCAAGCTCCCCGCCTGCGCCGGTAAAGCTGCCGGGGATGCTGCCCTCGGGAGCCCCACCTGGAAGCGAAAGGCGCGGCTGCTCCGGGTTCTGGATGCCGGCAGCGTTGTTCAACGCGCGGTTAAGCGCTATGGCCTCGTCAACGCTCACACCGATCTGAGCCGCCAGTAGGCTTGCCGATTGCGTGGCGCTGTCGAAGCTAACCATGCCAGCGAGTCTAACCAGAGACTGTGTGGTGTCGGCTGCGCCTGACGCCCCGCCCCCTAGCGTCACCATGCCGTTTTTTGCGTCTTTGATAGCCTGTTCCCAACGTTTAATCTCGGCCGTGGCCGCGCGGCTTTCCTCGGTGGTGCCTCCGACCTCATCAAGCAAGCCTTCCTGCTCGTCCCGGATCTCGCGCAGCTTATCAATCGCGCGCTCGTAGTTGTCGACCAAACCATCAACATTGCCAGCGTCTATCGGGAGGTTGAGCTGTTTCGCGATGCGGGCGATATCTGCTTCGCTTGCCGAATCCGAAAGGATCTCTTGATACAGCCCGATTGCCTCTTTGAGCCTATTCACGTCATCGACAGTGCGCTGGTAATCGTCGGTTGCGCGGACGCGTTGCAACGCCAGCTCACGCTCTGCACGGGCCGAGGCATATGCAGCTTTGGCGGTAGCGAGCAGCGACCCGGCGTAGTCGAGCGAAACACGCCGGCCGCCGCGCTCGGCAAAATCTAGCGCCTCGACCTGAGCCAAGTTGTCAGCAATGGCGAGGTTTGCGGTGTCCGCCGCACGTGAAACTTCATCCAGCGACCCGCTGAAATCAAACAGGTCCTCGAACCACTGCGCCGCGCCTGCAAAGGCGTTGACCATTGCAGTGACGCCGCGTGTAACCGCCGTGACTGTGCCGATCACCCCGCGCAGAACCGCCGTCAACCCGGCATCCCCGAGCGCAATTATCAGGCCCTGCACAGACGACCAAAGGCTGTCGATGTCACCACCCAAGTTGTCGCGCATTGTGTCTGCCATGCGAGCAGACTCACCCTCGACATCCGTCAGCGCCCCCGTCAATTCTCGCAGCCGGCCCGTTTGGCTGGTGAGCGCAAGAATGGCCGGGCCGCCTCTGTCGCCAAAGATCGTCAGCGCGTCCGCCGCGGAAAGCCCTGCGTTGCTCAGGCGCTGCACGATCTCGGTGATGTCGTTCGTCTGCGGGTTGAGCCTTTCCAGCTCCAGCCCTAGCCCTTCCAGTGCGGTCTTGGCCTCGCCAGTCGGGTTTGCGAGCGAGGACAGAACCCGCCGGAGACCGGTGCCCGCGCTGCTACCTTGGATACCTGCGTCCGACAGCACACCAATCGCTGCGGCGGCATCCGACATTTCGATCTCCAGCGCCGACGCCACAGGACCGACAAAGGACATGGCGGTGCCGAGCTGCTCGACATCCGTGTTCGCCCGGCTGGACGCGGCGGCCAGAACATCGGCCACGCTTGCCGCGTCGGTCGCCGCGATGCCGAACGCCGACATGATGTTAGACGAGATGTCAGCCGCGTTACCAAGGCCCATGGCCGCCGCTGTGGCTAGGTCCAGAACCGCGGGGATGGCCGAGACCGATTCTGAGGCCGAGAAGCCGGCACGCGCCAGAAACTCCAGCCCCTCGCCCGCCTGCGTCGCAGTGAACTCGGTCGTGCTACCCAACTCGGCGGCGATCGAGCGCATGGCAGCCATTTCGTCGGCCGTAGCGCGTGAAACGGCCCCTACCGCACTCATCTGCCGTTCGAACGAGGACAGCACCTGGATTGAGCCGGACAGCGCCGCAAGGCCCGCCACAGCCGCGCCAATGGCGCTGGACGCGCGGCGCATTCCGGCGGACATGGCGGCTGCGGACTTGGTAACGCCGCCGGCGGCCTTCTCGGTCTTCTTGCCCTCGGCTGCAAAGCGGCCCATCTCTTGCCGCGCACCGCGGATAGGGCCGCTGTCAACTTGCAGGCCCAGACGGGCAAGATCTTCAGCCATTCTTCACGCCCATCATCATGTCAAAAAACCTTTCTTCTGCCGCGTCGCGTGCCGCCTTTTCCTCGGCGGTGATCTCCGGCTCCCAAGGTGGCTGGACCGCCTTGCTGTTGTATTCGTGATAGGCGGCGACATACTCGCGCGACGCGTCCAGGATGTTCTGGAAGTCGATCGGCCCCAGATCTGCCGATGTCGCCTCGGCCCATGACCGAAGCTCTAAAGCCGAAAGCGGCGCGACCCCGCCGCTCGGCGCGGGCATTTTGATCCCCACCCCGATCAGGCACTGGGCCAGGTAAGCGGCGGTGGTCAGCGGTGGCAGCTTGGGATCTTCTCGCCTGACCCGCATTTCGCCCATACGGGTCAGGTTCTTTTTCTCGGACTCAGGCGTTTCAAGCCAAGCGAGGTGCCGGAAGTACATCCTCAGCTCCGCTTGGCGAGCGTCAAAAAATCGTCGATCTCCGAGGTCTCCGCGCGGAGCTGACGAAGGATCGCCGGGTATGCGTCATACAGCCAGACCGCGTTCTCGACGGTGCAGGGAAGGTTGCCGCCCTTGCCGTCCGGCATGTTCTCCCACTCGATCGTCGCGTCAGCCATGTTCTCGGCCAGCCGACCGCTGTTTTCTTCCATGAACTCGACAAGCTCGTCCTCGGACATCTGGTCGATGTTCATGCCGCCGTGAGCCTTGGTGATCTTGGCCATGCGGGCGCGGATGCGGCCCTGAAGGGTCTTGCTGTCCGGCCCGAGCACTTTGATCCGGATCGGCCGGTTCTTGTCCTCTGTGCCGTCCTCGTTGTCGCGGTAAGCCTTCTTGCGCCCGTCCTTGACGTGGACCCATGCGCCGTCCTCGGAAATCTTGCGGGTGTCTGTAAACATTCGATCATTCCCTTGGGTGGTGGGTGAATAGCGGGGCGGCGAGAAACCACCCAATTCCTCGCCGCCCCTTCCCCGGCGTCAGGAAGGACCAAAGCGCCGGGATTGGCAGATCATGGTGCCGCGACCTTGATTGTTGTTTTCTCGAACTCAAGCCCGAGGTCGGCCATCACCACATTGCCAACCCCGATGTTGGTCGGGTTGTAGCTCGTGATGGCGGCCGTCCTGTAGTAGATCGTGCCGTCCTTCAGAGTGAACTCGAAAGACCCCTTGGTGCCGTCGCGGAACGCCGTTTCCACTGCGGTCTGGCCCGCGTCGTCAGGGTCGAGGCCGACCATGAAAGAGCTGTTCCCGGCACGAAGAACGTCGACGAACTTTTCTTCTTCACCGCTATCGAGTCCGGTGAATGTCGCGATATCGTAGACGCCATCAAGGTCGGGGTAGCCTTCCAGCTTGCCTACAGTCTCATAGGTCAGCGCACCAAATCCGGTGTCGTCGTGGGTCGCCGGCAGTTCAGCCACAAAGCCGATTGTTGCCCCCACCGCTTGTTGTAGTGCCATGCTTTATCTCCTTTGCAGGCTAGGTTTTGACGGGGTCAGCCCATCGGTGAACTCGACCAGCGTTTCGCCGCCGGCTTCGGTAGCGTCGGCCACTGTGCCGGAATAAGTGACGCCGTTGGACATTGCGAATTGCAGCACGTCGCCCTTCTCAGGCACATCGCCATTGCAGATCATGGCGGGTGTCGTGCCGGTTGGCGTCGGCATGGTGACGATGCGCGCGCCTGTGATCGGTTTCTTGTCCATATTTAAGGTGTCCTTTGAAAGATTGCGCGGCAACGGATCGACACATTCTTGCGAAAGTATGCGCCGTCGATTGCGCCCGGCTGTGGGTCGCCCATATCTGTCACCTGAATTTGACCGTCTCCGGCGGATAGTATCAGGTCAATGGGGAATTGGTCAATGATGCGCTGCGCTTGGTCGTCGGCTTCATCCTCGAACGTGCCCTCTTGCACAAAGACCGCCACAAACAGCCGAACGACCATCCGGCTTGATTTGGACAGGCCTAAACGCTCAGGCGGCGTGGTGGTAAAATACGCCAACCAATAAGGCGGATCCGGCGTGACGTATTGCAGCGACGGCGTATCATAAACACCCGGCGCGTTTTCACCCCATACAATCGGCGGGGCGGACGGCGTGGCGGCAAGGCGCGTGCGCAGGGCTGTTTTAATGTCTTTGTGGTTCATCTGACCCGCGCCTTTGCTTTCGCCGTGGACGCCCGCACGATAGCGGTCCATTGATCGACGGCGCCCTCGACAAAGTGCGCGCCGGGGCGGCCTCGGTTGCCATTGTTGACTGCCGCCGCATATTCTGCCGTCCAAGTAAATGTTGCCACGTCGCCGCCTTTCATTTGTGGAGCAACCAGAATGTGCGACGCCTCGCCCTCAGCGAACGCCCCGCCAGCGATTGACGATTGAAGGCTGCCCCTCAGAGTGTTTGTGATGACAGGCATTCGGCCACCCTTGTCCCGTGAAACTTGCGCCACGGCCACGACGGATTGCGTTGCGTCCTTCAGCACGGCGTCAATTCGGCGCTCGGTCTTTTTGGTCCACTGGTCCAGCGTGGCAAAAGTGTATCGGGCCATCAGGTCAACCTCGCGAAGAAGTCAATTCTTACGTCAGAATAGCATCGACAATTTACGGTTTCCCCAGCAGGTGCCCCGAGGCTCGTGTCGCCGGGATACATCATTTGAAAACCGCCAACCGTGAACGGCACGCCCTGCGCCGCTACCTGCCCGTCTGCCGTTGCGTGTGTTTCGCGCGTCTTGCCGTCGCCCGTGGAATCCCACGCCCTCACGACATCCTCAGCCCGCACATCGTTGTTCGGGTTTTCGATCAGTTGGTCCAGCGCCTCTTGCCGCCCGGCGTTCAATGCCTTGAGCGTTTCGGTGCGGGCGATTGTTTCGCCGCGCAACGCAAGCAGCCGATCCGAATAGCGCCCGGCCATGCGGTCAATGTCGGCCTGCCCGACAGGCTTGCCGTCAGCAATGGCTCGGCGCACGATCCCGTCAAAGCGTTTGTCGCGCCGCGTGCGCGTAAAATAGTTTGCCATGCGTCGGGTCGGTCAGTTCACCACGCATCGACTGGACATACTCCGCCTGCGTGCTGTGCAGCCCCACCAGCCCACCTTGCCGCGTTGCCGTTGACCACACGCCCACCGATGTCCAGTGCGGTGCGCAGCGGCCCCGCGCCAGCCTGAAGCCTCCCGGATTGTCTGGGCTATCAGGACGCGCTTGTCGTCCAACACCTCAGTCACCAGCTTCGATCCAAGTTCCAGCGCAATCCGCTCGGCCCGCTCGTTTCGGCCCCCG